AGGTTCGATTCCTTCTCCAGTATCAATGCAATAATGCAGATATTTAAAACTACAATTTATGAAAGACAATGAATTAATAGCCGAATTTATGGGTGTTGGTAAGCACTACGAGGCACAGAGCAGTAATCAATTTAACCAATACCACCAATCTTGGGATTGGCTAATGCCAGTGGTTAAGAAGATATCAGACGTAAAAGGATGGAGTCTTAATTCCACTTTAGAATGGTTAAGCGAAAGCCAAGATTGGGATGGATTGTATGATATGAAAGACATCTTTCAAGCAGTATTAGAATTTATTAATCAAAATAACAAAGCTAAATTATGAAGAAAATTTTAAAGATTGTGATGTGTATACTGATAGCTACACCCACGTTAACGAGCTGTGCATCTTCCAGAGGATGCAAGAAAATGAGGAAGTATCGAAAGTATACTCATCAGACAATTAAAATCAATACTAATCAAATAACTTATTTATCATGAGCAACATAAACGCAGGGAAAAACGAATTTAGATTATCACAGATTTCACAAGCAAAAGACTTGCTTGAAAAGGAGGGTTACTTTACTGGAAACCTATGGCACGTATTTGATGTACAGCAGACGTACGATATAGACCATGATGATGCGTTAACTGTCTTAGAGGGTGCAATGACTGGAGACTGGATAACCGAACAGATATACGAATGCATTGACCATGTTGCAAAAGCAGAAGGTCATAAACAAAGAGAAGATATATGAGCATTTGGAATGAAGAAGTCTTCACTTATAAAGTGGATGACATAGAGCTTGATGTACACTATGAGTATGCACACGCTGAACCTCAGACTTGGGACTATTGTGGTAGTCCTGCTGAGATAAGTATTACATCTATAACGCACTGTGGAGTATTTATTTGGGACATACTTTCACAAGATACAATTGACCATATTCAAGAAGCTATAATAGAGAGCAAAGAGTAGAATCATCTGATCCCTAAACACGTCAACCTCACTTCCATTTCGGAGTGGGGTTTTGGTGGTACAAGGCAATAATGCCACAATTAAAATCAATTATAATGGGTTACAAAGAAACACAAAAAGACAGAGACTTCGACAGAATCACTGATTTAATGGGAGACTACTTAGAGTCTCAGAAAGTAGTAAAGTCACAGCGTAAGGACTTAAAAGAGATTAGAGAGACTGTGAAAGGAATGCTTGATTGGAGCGACAGAATCGGTAGTGATGAAATCCACGAGCTGTATGAAATCATACACTTTATCAATAGAAGCTTAATTGAAAACAAGTAAGCTATGAAGGATAAAAAAGTAAGACAGTTTAGTAAAGTAGAAACAGTAATGCTGATAGCAATACCAAGTTATTTTATCGGCAGAGTATTAATTAGTATAATGTTTAACATATAACTTAAATCAAATAAAATGGCAAACAATTGTTGGAATTTAGTAACGTTTAATGGAAACGCTAAAGCATTAAAAAAACTAAGAAACAAGTTCAAGAAGTATGACAAAACCGATTACTTTGTAGAGTTTGGAGACTTTGTACTGGACAAGGGTAAGATTGGAGCTACCAAAGAGGAGCTTAATGAAAAGTATAAAGATTTTTACTACTACGGAACACGTTGGTGGGAATTTGACTTGGATGGTTATTCATGCGATGATGAAGAGACTTTTACTGTTGCAGGAGACAGTGCATGGACTCCACCAGTAAAGTTGGTTAAACAAATATGTCAGCACTACAGCTTGACAGCTGAGATGGAATATGAAGAGTGTGGAGATGATTTTGCAGGTATAGTTAAGTTTGATAAACATGGAATAACCGACCACAAAGAAATGACTTATCATGAGTACAGATACCATGATGATATTCATTCTTGGATGGATAATCTGTTCTACAATTTCGAGGATGAAACCGACAGAGAGGAGTTAGAACACGCTATGAAAGAGCATGATTATGCAGACAAAACACACGTGGAAGAGTTTATAAATATGGTGTTAGACACCAACTCTGTTACTACATCTTAGTAAGCATTTTGGGTACGACAGCGTATCTTTTTAGGTACGTTGTCATATCTTTATTAGTTTTTATTAATAATTTAAAGTATATTTACATTCCTAATAAAATAAAATTATGAGCGATTTAAGAAAACTTTTCGAGTCCTTTAACCCAAGCAATCCAGCTTCAAGAAGCCATACAATTCACATGGCAACGTGTTATGAAATGATAAATAACAATGATGACGAAGAGAATATCATTGACGTACAGCACGAAGAAATTGACGAAGATGAATATCCTTTAGGCATTTAGTTATGAGCAGAGACGAAAGAAATTTAAAACTTACAGTCTGGTCTGTTATGGGCATGATTTCCATCTTAATTGGATATCAGTTCTACAGACTTATAACTTGGCTACTTACACTTTAATCTGAATTGTAGTTGATTCAAGCAATCGCCTCCACGTTTTACGTGGGGGTTTTTGTGGTACAAAACCTAAACAAATGGCAATAAACAGACAACATTGGACAACCACCACTACAGACGAAGTAAAAGTAGACACACCATCTTATTACGATGGAGACAACAACTACACTGCCATAGAGGTAGTGACAAATTTTAACCTAAACTACAACTTAGGAACTGCGTGTACTTATATCTTAAGAGCATATAGTAAGCACGAGAGTCCTAACGAGGACATTCAAAAAGCTATAGATCACTTGCAGTTTGAATTAATCAAGTTAAAAACCAAATAAATGAAAAGAGACATATTTGATATTTATGCTAAAGCAATAGCTGAAAAATTTCACATTACTTTAGATGACTTATTTAAAAAAAACAGAAGTAGTCACTTAGTTGATGCAAGGCAGATGCTTTATTATTTGTGTATGGAGAGACCAATTAGAGTGTCTTACATAAAAAGATTCATGGAAGAGCATGGTCATACAGTGACTCACTCCAACATCGTTATGCAGTATAAGAAAGCTAAAAAGCTGATAGATAATGACTCAGACTTCAAAAACCTTATAAACGATATTTTAGATAAATAGTATGTATAGCCTCAAAGAAATATTAAGTCAAGCAGTTGGAACGACCAGAGTTGTTAAAATAAACAATGCACCTCCATTTAGTTATAATGTTATAAAGATGGGTGTTAAAATTCAAAAGTTTCCAACTCGTATTGAAATACTAAATTGTTCTAAAGGGGGTTCATATTATAAAGAGTGTAATGACGAAGAGTATTCTTTTTTTACTGAATACGGATGGGACATTGGTTGTGTAAAATTAGCAATACATAACTGCATTCATAAGTTAAGCCTTATAGAAAATAAAATTAAAACTGAAGTGAACACACGTAAAAACGATAAGCACATTCAGAACTTAAAAAACAAAAGAGAACTGGTTCTGTGTAAACACGCAGAACTTCAACTTAAATTAAAATCAATTATTAATTAAATTCAATTCAAATGAGTACAGACAAAAGTTATTTTGACAAGCTGATTGCGATAAACGTAAAGAGCAAAGTAGAAAAAAAGGGTAATCTTGATTACCTATCATGGGCTAATGCGTGGGCATACCTAAAATTAGAGCATTCAGATGCACAAAGAAATGTGTATGAGTCTCCAGAGACTGGACTAAACTGGTTCACTGATGGTGTTACTGGCTATGTTAAGGTTGGTATTGTAGTAAACAATATTGAGCATATTGATTACCTTCCAATTAAGGACTTTAGAAACAAATCAATTACTGTAGACAAACTCACATCAATGGATGTAAACACAGCTATCCAAAGAGCCACTGCCAAAGCGATTGCTATGCATGGATTAGGTTTAAGTTTATATGCAGGAGAAGATTTAGTAGAGACCTCTAACATAACAGCAAACCCACCTAAAGCAGAAAAGGTTAAAACTTTAATCACTTTAGATATCGGAGATACTAATTGGGTTAAAGTCCTTAAGTATGTGTCAGCCAATAAAAAGTTAGGTTTAGAGGCTATAGCAAGTAATTTATCTACAAAATATAATATGAAAGCTGTAGTTAAAAAAGAAATCGCTAAAGCTATAAAAGATAACTAATAAAAAATTATTGTTGGTACACAATTTTTATTGCCTTAGTTGTCGCTAATGCTGGCCGTTGTAATGCTTGTGTCAAAAGTGAGGTGTACTAACAACTGAGTAACATAAATGCTCACTAAATTACAATAAGACTGACAGGACGGAAAGACGCCCCTCTATTGAGGTAATTTAAACAATAAAATATGGATAAAGTAGATATACTAAAAGCTCTTGAAGACGATTCTAAATACTATGGAGAGTTCGGTCAGCAGTTCATATCGAACTCTGACATAGGTAAGCTGTTAAAAAATCCAACGCAGTT